TCATTATCAATTGCGAATTGTAATGGACGACGTTGGAAATGTTTCATTCCATCAGCAACATCTGTGCGTATGAACCAAGCATCGGTATCATTGAAATAATGATTAACGTTTACACCGCCTGGGAATTTACCCATGCTGTATAGTGCGTTAATATCATTGTCAGCAGTACCAACACGATGTGGTGTCTCCATAATACGATGGGCCTCATAAGTAAGGTCTATCGGTATATTTAGAGATGTAGGATGAACTGAGATTTTTAAACCTCTGTCGTCCGTATATTTACCAATATCGATACAAGCTTGTTCCAACGCTGCTTCTGATAAATCAGCTGCGGTCGTTAGTTCGTTTGCCCATGTTCCACCAGCCACGTTAACGTGAGCAGTAGAGCATAGTTCTAGTCCGTCACCGCCAGTAAAAGAGCTGTTGAAAGCTCTGTTATATACATTAGCAGCAACATTTTCTTTAGTTTGTCTCATTGAGTAAGCCAAACCTTTGGCACGTTTTTGTGCAACAACGCTATAAAGGTCATCTTCGACCATTTCGCGAGTTACAATAAAACCGTTTGCGTACACAACGTGAGTGTATCTTGTGAGAAAGCCTTGACGCTCTTCATCATAAGATATTGCAGTACCTTCTGGTTTAGCAACTGCTAGACCAAAAGATGTGATACCCATATCTTCTTCATAATTCTTGCTTGAATTAAAAGAATCAAATAGGGCATTCCACTCAACTGTGTGCTCATTGTATGATTTTCCATACCACGAATTGACGCCAGGCCAAAGGGCTTTCGCAAAAGAGCCAGTTGTAATTGTAGCCATTTGTTATATCTCCTTTTATACGCCTGTAGTTCCGCTATCGTTCTTGTATGAATGCATATTAAGCATTACAAGCCATCTAGCGTTCGCGGAAGAAACATCATTATCTTCTCTCTCAACTAAGCCTACTATTTTTAATGGAGTTGCTGCAGTGCCCAAAGGACTAGTAGCTGCAATTTCCATTCCAGAAGCACCAGTAGTGGTAGAGCCAGCGCCTAGTACAAGATCAGCATTTAAGCCAATATCAGTAACAGCTAGGGTTCCATCAGACTGTGCTTCATAAATAGTCATTGGATCGTCGTTGATATACACCGCAAGCGATGTAGAAGCAGCGTGATGTTTTGCACCTAAGTTGTCAGGATCAATTTCCCAACCAACAACAACACCCGCAGCTATTTGAGCTGTGGTGTTATCTGCACGATCAACAGCAGGATAACCGCCACTGCCTGAGGCAGTACCAGTTCCTTCCACTTCAACGATATCTCCAAGAAATAAAGCTTCGTTAACAGAGTAATACTTACGTACACGGCCCGTGTAAGAACCGCCAGACATATGACCTACTGGTCTAAAACCATTTGGTCTATCTACGTTAGCCATAATATTTACTCCTTAATTAAAGTTATGCGCTTCCTTGTGCAAAAAGTCATTATCTAGATTTATGATCTAAATCTAAGTTTCCGTAATGACCTTCTTTACTAGTCTGCGCGTATAGTTCTTCTTCTATGGAGTCGATCTTTGCTTGTTTAGCAGCTTGATCTTCTTCATAGAATGTTCGGTCAATAGCCATTAGGTAGAGCATCTCACCAGTCGAGTTACCGACTTTACAGACAACGCTTCCCGTTGCTTTTGATCCATCAACTTTTCTATCCCCCACAGTTAGACCCTTATCAGTTATAAATTGATAACCAGCACTCTGAAACACTTGACAACGATTTTTAGTATCTAAGACCCATCTAGCCACTAAGTGGTCAGGTACATCTTCAACATTTAAAATCTGTCTGGCCTGTGCCATAGGTATTCGCTTTGGGCGATCTAGATTTTTTTCTATTTTGCTTGTTTTAGTAGTCATTTTAATTCTCCTATCTTATCAAGCTCTGCTACGTATTCATCTATAGAGTCGACAGCACCAGCATCGACAAACGACTGTCCAATCTGAGCATACATATCCCTCGAACTCGCGGGAAGATCATCCAGTGTCTTCTTCTTTTGCGTCCCATTCGGACTTGGCTTTGTGGTTCGTTTCGTAGAAGCAACAGGCGATGCGCTCGGCACCTGCTTTCCGAATTGTTCAGGATAACGAATTTTTATTTCACTATCTGTATATTCAAGTACATCATCAATTGTAGATTGAGGATTACTGTTTCGAAATCCAACTGCAATTGAATCAGCATATTGACGCATATCGGAATTAGTACGATACCACTGATTATTATCTATATAATTTGCTATTTTATCTTGAGTATATTGATCTTCGGTCTGGCCTGGTACATTAGGAACTGCCATAGCTGGCTCAGCTCGAAGTTTATCCATCTCACTATCTATATCTACCACTTTGTTAAATTCACCTTCTTCCATAGCAGCATACTTTTGCTGTGAAAGTTCTTTTAAGACTCTTTGTCTTTCATCATCTCTAGTTTTGACTTGTATAGTAGCCATTTTTTCTACCATAGCATTTAGTTTATCTATCTGCTTTCTTTGAGTACCCATAGTTTTGAAATACTCTCCTCTTTCTAAGAAGACTTGCGCATCTCTCCACTGTGTAGGATCTCCATCCCACTCTTCTTGAGGAACCCATCCTTGCGCACGAGCTGCCTCATCTATAGGATCATTTTCTTCTACTTGTACTTTTGCTTCAGGTTCACTTTGTGCTACTTCTTCAGCAGTTTCTTTAGTAGGAACTTCTTTTGTTTCAACCTTATCCTGCTCTACAGCTAATTCTTGTTTAGCTGAGGGCTTAGGTTCGTTATCATCATATTGTGCTATAAAATCACTCATTTTCTTTTTGCTCCTTATCTACCATCTTACAAAGCACATCTCCATCATCTAAAATAACAAACTCTTCTTTAGTTTCGGGATCTTGTATTAACTTTCCTCCGTATCTTGAATAAAGAATCCTATCTCCAACTTTTACCCAAGGCTCTTTATTTTCTGAGTTTTTGTTATAATCTATCCAAGCTAAGGGACCAATATCTATAACTTCTCCTACAGACATAGTTGCTTTATACAACTTTTCATCTACAGCAATAGCAATTTTAATATCTGTTCCTTTTACTTCATGAGACGTTTCTACTTGATCAGGCTTTATTAATAATCTATATCCTAAAGCTTTAAGCATCTTTGTAATCCTCTGTTGGACTTGGCGGTACTTCCACCTTTCCTTCTACTTCTTCTTCAGAAGGAATTCCTTCCTCTATTAACTCTACTACAGCATCTATAAGTTTACATCTTCCTATTATCTCTACGTGAGACATTGCTGTGGCATCCATAGTTTCTCCACATAATGCTCCTTTAGAAAATAAATCTTGTAATTCTCTTTTTGCTGATTTTAAATAGTTTACTAACTCTTGCGTGTAAACCATATTCTTCCAAGCGTATCTATCTCCGCTCATATCTAGTCTCCTCTAATTATCTAATAATTGGCTGTTGCAATGCATAATCTGGTTTAGCATTACGTTGTTCCTCCTCACCTAAAAAATCTTCTTCTATATAAGGATTCGCTACTGTAGTAAATACATGATTTTTAAATCTAGTCATATTTACTTCTTGAGATTCATTTCTAAATGTCTTGGCGGGGTTTCTAAATCCCGTAGACTCTATCAATGTCATAATCTCTTTCATATTTTCTCTATATTCAGGACTTCCTGAATCAAACTTCTCTTCACGATCATCAACTAGGCTTTGCATTAATACCCTTTTATCTTTTGCTATATTAATAGCTTGCTCTGCCTGTGACAATTGTTCTTGTGTCCAATTTTTATTCATACTTCCAGTTTTTACTGGAGTATACTGACCAGAACCAGTCATTACATCCATTAAAGAATTTCCTTTAGATCCAAAGGTACCTGGTTTTATTTTTTGCCCTCTATGAGCAATTCCAGGGGTATTTATTAATGCATGTCTATTTAAAATACTTCTAGCAACTAATGCCATTCCTAGAGTACCTTCAGATTCAGCTTCTGCTAAAATTAATTTTTTTAAAAAGGCTGTTTCTTTGTCTTTTTGTTTATGATTTTTAATAGATTCTTGAAAAGTATTTATTCTATTAAGGCGAATATCATTATTACTTACGCCTATATCTTCTAAACCGCTAGGCATTATCAGCAGACCTAGAATTATTATCCATTTGCTCATTTGCTTTATTACCCTCTGCTTGAGCTTTTATTTGCTCTTGAACAATTTTTAATTCTTGCATTTGCATATCCATATCTTTTCCGCGAGCTTCCAACTGTAATTTTACTTGCTCTACCTCTGCATCAAACTGAAGTTTTAGTTTTTCTAGTTCAGTTCTTTCAACCTCTGCTTGGGCTTTAGCCATTGTTAAGGTTGCGTTTGCTTCATCTCTCGCAGCTTGATATTGAACTTTGACTTTTTGTATGTCTTGTTCTGATGCTTGTAATTGTAATTCTTGCTGTTTTATTTGTTGATCAAAATTAGGGCCAGGCTCAGGCATTTGCATTAATTCTATTATTCCCTCTTGATCTTGCGCTTCCAGTATACGTTTAGTAGCAACTTGAGGATTAACAGTGCCTAGTTGTAATAATTGCATTAACGATTCTGCTTTAGCTAACTTCTCAGCATTAGATACATTTGTTGGATCACTATTTGGAACTATATCCAAACTTTTATCTTCAAAGTCATCTCTTCCAATAACACCAATTTCATCTTGGGGATCCGTAGGATCTAATACAGCAAAATATTTTTCATTATCTAAATATAACATATTTAATCTATATATCTTTTTAAATTCTCGTTTCATAGAACGATGAATTCTTTTATAAATACTAGAAAATACTTGTAATCCTTGTTTTAATACTTCTGATGTAGTAGACCAAGGTTGGTTTTGTCCAGGATTCTGTCCCGTCATCAAATCAGTTACTGAACTGAGTTGTTGTCCACTTTGTATCATCATACCAAGTAATTGAAATAATACAGTAGATGGTTGCTTAGTTGGAAGAGGTACAATACCTTTTCTTAAATCATCACCAATTGTATTAACATATCTCCATTCCCCAGGTTTAAGAGGAGAATTACCATTTGGTATTTTAATACCTTTAGCTAAGAATCCTGATTGTAAATTATCTAAAGTACCTGAATCAATAAGTTGATTTATTAAAGTATTTGCTGCCTCATTAAGAGGGCCAAGTAAATTACCAAATCCCATTCCATATACACCTGAATTTGGATCATTAATAAAAACATAGTTAGTAAAATATTCTACAGGTTTAATAGAAATTATTTCACCTTTTTCATTTGTATCTATTCCCATTGCATCATATCTTGCTGCAACACGAACAACTTTCTTTGTATCTTTATGTACTGTAATTACATAAGGTTCTTCATAACCATCGTCATCTAAATCCCAGTTACAATGACATTCTAAAAATTCATGTGGAGAATCTTCATCATTACTAGGAGGAGTTATTCCTAGAAGCTCATCTTCAGCTTCTGAATGATCCCCTTCATATGAATTAGATTCTTTTGGTAATTCTACATCTAAGAATTGACCCATTCGTATTTGTCTAGTTACTTCATTAGGATAATAATATAATTTATGTGTTTTACGATTTGCTTCTTCTAAAGAACTTGCATAATAATCAACACATAAGTCTTTTGGTAGAACTAACTCAGATACCATTTTAGTTCCATCCCAATAAGTCTTTTTAAATACATTTCCAATTATTGGAAGAATTAAACAAGTTCTGTCCATTTGATCTTCCCAACTATCTATTTCTTCTAATAATTGGTAAGACATATAATTACTTACTCGTCTAGCTCTTTCTGCCTTAGTACCATCTAAGTCTTTTCCAATAACTCTAGTTTTTACAACTTTGTTATTAGGTAAAAGGGATTGATACGCGCGTGATGCAAACTGCAGAGCTGCTATAGTCAATAGTGGATACTTTACGTTTGCTGCGTCAGGCCAAGGGAAATTTTTATTCGAAGATACTTGAGTAGCTAATTTCATATAATCTTCGTATTTATCCATCCACTCGCCACGAGAATTTTCATCCATCTCATACCAATCGTAAACTGATCTACCCATATTATCAAGGGTATCTTCGTCTATCTGCTCAGCTATATTTACTGATGTAATTAAAGCTTGTAAATCTGTTTCTATTGTCATAATTATTAAGCTTTTCCTTTATAATTTTGATCTATCTTTGATCTGAAGGATTTTTTTAATTTATCTCCGAGAACGTTATGTGCAAGTTTACCTACAAGACCCATTTTATTCAAAAGTATTTCATCTACTCCAGCAGAGGCTTTATTATACAGTGTTTCTTTAGCAACATCAGGATATTCAGGCATTCTATCGCTATCTATTTCAGCCATTTTTCCATCCCTGCCAAAAGTATATGCTCTAGTTTTTTTAGGATTATAATTAATTAAAGATGGATCATTTCTTCCCTTTCTTGTAGAAGTACTAAATTCACCAATTACTGGATCTCTTTTAGCATTTATTTGATCTACTACACCTTTATAATATTTATCGGATGTTTTTTTATAGTCTTTATCTGATAAACTAAAAGTAGGAGATCCTTTAGTAGTTCTTTGTTTTCTATAAGCAGATCTTCCAGTTCTATAAGAATCTACTTGATCTTTAAAATAGTTCCACTCGGGAGAATTTTCCATTCCATACATAGTTTTAATATCCTGTTATTTGAGATCTACCTATATGTAAAGATCCCATAGTATCATTAAATTCTTCTTCCCAATCGATTTCTTGCTGTTCTTCTTCAGTTGGGGCGGTTATCATTTGATTTAAAACTAATCCTAACCAAGCTATTGAATCAACTTGGTCATCATATTGTCCTCTATCAAATCTTAAAAGTTCTTGTTCAAAAGAGGGAAACCATTCTGATTCTTTGTCAAAATGAACTCCTCCTTGTCTCATTCTACCTTGTATTGCTCTTGCTCGAGATAATTTATCTCTGAAGGGAACCATAGGATGTAAATTAATAAAAACTCCAGTTTTCAACATTTCATCTTTTAAAAATGGTCCAATAGCTTTTTTAAGTGCTCCTTCTTCAACCACAAATAAATCAGGTTGATATCTTATTTGCACAGCCATCATTTCATCAATAATTTGTTTTGCATCCATACGTTGTCTAATAACATCAACAATGTGCAAAACACCACTTTGATCTACTCCGCCTACCGTTATAACTGAATAAGATCTTTTATCCTTTTCTGATATAGCAAAGTCTATAGACGCATAATAAATTTTAGACACATCATAATCATCATCGGACATTGGTACAAAATCATTCTTTCTAAAAAATGCATCACCCTCATGTATTGGGTAGTTTAAATACTCTTGTGCGTATCCTTCTGATATACCTTGCTTTACAAAATCATTTTTTAATTTAGTAAGTCTTTGCTCATTAAATTTTTCAGGCCATAATATATCTTGAAAATCATCAAAATCAGTATGTGCTCTATATTTAATGGAATACCAAGCTCTTTTTTCATCTAAGGAATACTCTTTAAGTCTTTCCTTAACTGTATATTTAGCTTCATCTCCAGTAGTTTCTGGCATTAATCGTTCTAATAAGCTATCAAAATGTAATACAGTTCCAACAATACGTATTTTACCTGTATCTGATAATGCTGGTATCAATGCTCCGTAAAACCAATTTCTAAATTTATCTCTACGTTCTTCATTAGATACAGCTTCATCATTTTCCATATCGTCACAGATTATAAGATTAGGTCGTTTGCCTCGCCATTTAAAACCACGAACTGACCCCGAACCTCCTGATGCACCTCTAGCCATTATTCTGACTTGATGATTATCAGGTCCCATCTTAAATCTTATTTCTCTTTCAGCATCTTTATAAATATCTGATACTTTAAATAAACTTCTTAACTTTTGATTTTCATACAGTTCCATTTTAATATCATTTAAGAATTGAACTGCTTGAAGCTCAGTATCAGATACTAAAACTACAAAGTCTGCCTGTCTAAATAAAACTTCTGCTAATGTGTATGCGTGTGTTACTGCAGTACTTTTTGCGTGCCCTCTAGGAGCTGCTATAGCAACTAGTGAGTGATCTGAGCAACAATAGTCCCAAAGTTCTCTATGAAATTGGGGAGTAGGTTTCGGATTGTCGTATCTCTCACTTAATAAACTAGTAGCAAAACCATAAATTAAATCACTAGTTAGTTTCATATCTGTTGTGTATGGTTATCACCCATTGTATCACCATCCCAATTATTACCTACATGAGTAGGCGTTACACCATTTAACCATTTTTGTATAGATAAAAAGCAGCCTCCATTTTTAGAAGCAGTTCCACCATGTGGATCATTTGGTTTAACTCTTATTGTTTCATAAGCATGAGAAGGCATTCCATTTATTTCTTCTTCCGCCTGTTCAGAACTAATTATTGTCTCACCATTATGAGTAAATTTCATTCCATGTAGAAATAATTCATAACTATCTACATCTGGATGAGTATGTTCTGGTATAACTGTATTAGGTTCGCAAGTAATTAATTCTACTTGAAAATTATCTTTTCTATATAAAACAAGGCTAGTAACTTTTTCTACAAATAATAAAGGATTTTTAAAGGGAGTATAAAGCCTTTTAATATTTCCAGAGTTTAAATACCAATTAGCAAAATAAGATAAATCATCCTCATTTGGATCGATCATATATTAATTAGCTAGCATTAATATACATGGTTACTTCAAAACCAAAACGAATATCTTCAAACGCTGGTGTTTCCCATTTCATATCATTTCTCCTTTATAATAATGGTGTAAATACTAAGGATGTACATCCCGATAATAATAAAAGTAAAACTATAGCCAATATACTAATAATAAGAACATCAGTTCCTTTTGTCCCCTGAAATAACGGTGCTATAAGCATAACCGTAAATATTAAAAATATTATAATATTCTTCATATTATACGCTGGCTATAAATATTTCAACAGCTACTTCGTTAGTTAACGGATCAATTAGTATACTTTCTAAATTATGCATAGTTGTTTCTATATTTGCGTTAGTATCTTGGACTGCTACACCTTCACTAGGTGTTCCCATTATAAAGCTTTTACCAGCCTCAAGTAAAATTGTTGCTGATTCATCTGCAGCAGAGTCATCTTCACCAACATCTACTTGTAAAGATAGATTTACTGGGTTTGTGCTATCTAAATTTGTTACACGTATATATCTTACATCTTCAACATCTAAAGCTCCATCAGAAAGAGAACCGTCAGAAACTGTGCTTCTGAATGTTGCAATTGTAGTATCAGTAGGACAAGATACAATTCTTTTAAAGGTTTCAACAACACTTCCTATAGTAAGAGAAGTAGTTGCACCTTGGTCAACTGAATTAAGCGTTACACTTTCAGTTATCGTTACTGTTAAATCTGCCATTTATTAATTTCCTTTATTAGGATTTCCGTAATTTCTTTCCTTTTTTCCGTGATATTTTCTTTTTGTTGGACCATATGTTTTTGTTTTTCTGGGGTTTACTTTGGGATTAGTATATCCAATATCAGACCAAGGGTCTTCACTTTTATGAATTTTTTTCTTAGTAGTTTTGGGTTTAAGATCTAATTCAAGTTGTTTTTTATTTTTCTTAGCATTTTTGGCAAGTCTTTTAGCAACCCACTTGGTTCCATTCCAAACTACTTTTGCTCCGATTCCTATTAGTGGTGCTGCCATTTTATGCGTACCTCTTTCCGTGTCCTTTCTCTTTTTTTCGAGAATAACTTCTGTTTTTAGATTTACTCACAACTCGTTTATTTTTACTTGAGTTATTTTTAGGATTACGATCCTTGTGATCAACATCCTTGCCATCACCTTTTTTAGCCGTACCCTTTTTTACAGCATCAGCTCTAGATTTATTACGAGCAGCCCTACGTTTTTTTTGTTTAGGCTTACTGTGGTAAGTAGCGTATTCTCGTTTGTAATCTCTTTTTTTTGCTTTCTGCTTGGACTTTTTATCCTTTGGGGTAGCCACTATTTTGCTCGTTCCAGCAATTTTGTAGATTTGTAGTATTTTTTTTGCGCTGCAGTACCTTTTTTAACAGCTGCCTTTCTTTTTGCAGCACCTTGAGCTTTTATTCTCTCGTAATCTTTCGTTCCGCCTTTGAATTTAGTTTGTTTCTTTGGTGGCTTTCCAGATTTTGTAGTTTTGCTCCATTGATTTGTGCCTTTAGGATTGTTGTTCTTAGGTTTTGTTTTCTTTGGTGTTACTTTAGATTTAAGTTTTTTACTTGCTATTTTAGAAACCCATTTACCACCTTTAAATATCATTCCTGCTATTGCTATTGGTCCTGCCATTTTAATATCCCCTTTGTCCACCTAAGCGTCTGCGAAAACGTTCAGAACCGTGTAACTTCTTTTTGGTTTTGGCCTTCTTTTTAACCAACGCACCTGATCTTTTAATTACTCCACGTACATTACGGCTGGTACTCATCTTACCTGATTGAGTATCCATAGTTTTACCACCATAGCTTCTGCGTTTGGATGTAGATATAGCATTAGCTCCTGCTGTATTTCTACGTCCTTTGCTTTGTGATTGAACTTTTTTACCTTGAGCACTTTCTACTGACTTGTAAGTTTTTCTTTTACTTCCATTACCTTTTGCTTTTACTTTTGCCTTTGGTTTTGGTGCCGATTTTTTATTCTTTTTACTTACCGCAGCTGCAGTAAGACCTGCGCCAACAGCGAAGGTTTTAGGACTTTTCATGACATTTTTACGTGATGGATTTACTTGATAACCACCCTTAGTTTTATCAATTGTAGCACCCTTCATTTTTTTGGTACCACCAGCTGCAACTTCAGCTTGGGCACGAGTTTTATAGGTTTTACCCTGTCCTTTAACTTTAGTTCCAAAAGCTTGTCGAACTGGTGCGCCTGATATTTTTTTCTTACCTAAGGCCTTTACTCCTTTGTAAGCAGCACGTCCGACTTTTGCAATACCAGCACCAAGTCTAACTCCGGGATGCATCATAGCTGCCCCAAGAGCTACTTCATAGGGATTTTCCTTCGCATATTTTATAGCCTTTTTGGCTCTTTCTTTCATTTTTTTATTTGAATATACGCCAGATTTTTGAAGATCTTTCTGTACGTCTCGAAGATTTCGTCGTTTGGTGGGATATTTGCCCGTTATCGGGTCTTTTTTTAATTTCTTTTTGGTTTTCTTTTTAGCCATTTTTAGTTATTCGCTTCCTTCGTTTCGTAAACTGGAAGCTCCTCCGTTAATTGGTCTTCGATGCTGTCGTCCTCAATAATGAGTTCAGCTTCGATTGGTTTGGGTTCATTTAATTCAACAATTTTAACAAATTGCTTTGCTAAGTCCTCGAGCATAAGTTTTGGGTCAACTTTCTCTGTTCTAGACGTGGGATCACCTCTCATAAGAGCTCGTTTGTCGTATGGTATGCCTACAGCATCTTTGGCTAGTTCCCCTGATGTCATTGGAATTCTGTTAAGTTCTCCAGTTTTTGGATTTAGTTTGATATTTCCGTTGCGTACTCTATCTTCTAACTTATCAGCACCCTCCATGATTATGGAAGTTAGTTTGGCATCTAATTCTTCCTGCTTAGCTTTGCGTACTTCGTGTAAGACTGGTTTCCACCAGGACGTGGTATTTTTCCACTTTCTTATCGTCGAAGCTGGTATCTTTGTACCTGTTTGACCACATTTTTCAGAGGCCTGCAGGGATGACCCAGTAACTGCATAGTAGGTAGCAGCCATTATTCGTTCTTCGGGGGTATACTTTGTGTTATTTCCAACTATGTCTTCAAATAACTCATCGTCTATTTTTACTAAATCTAAATTATTAGCGGCCATTATTAGCTCGTCTATTATTATAGTTTTTCATGCCTTTGATGGCATTTAGCGTATG